CAGAGGATGAGATGCTGGTTGGGTATGATGATATACGTGATATGGATAGTCCTCGAGTTAAAGCACTGCAAGAATTAGCTGGCGTGCTTAGTACTCGCATTCAAAGCGAGACCCAAAAGACACCTGAATATGGATTGGAATACCATCTTAGAGGAAAGCCAGCACGCTCTGTTCTTGGTGACTATTCTTCTTATGGTAACCGACTTCAAAGAACGATTAATGGCATTCCTATGATAGACCCTGTAGAGGTTAGACCGGAATATCAGCGAGGTGGACAGATACAACCTCGCAAACAACAAGAGATTCGTAATCCACAAATGTATGGCCCACCTATTAATTTAATGGGGCCCGATACAACGGGTGAGGGTTTCCAGCAAATGTTAAATCAAATGAGAATGAGAGACGTTAATCAAAGTATTAATCCTTTAACTGGTGATAGTCTTGATATTGAAGGGGATTCTTTAAAATTATTACAAAGAATGAAAAAGTCTAAAATACCTCGAGCTCGTCGTAAGATTATGCAGCAAGGTGGTAAGATAAATTACGATGTAATTGGATTAGAAAGTTTAGAGAATCGTTTTCCAAACTTTGATGCTCCGATGTCTAATCCTGAGTTTGAAGCAGCAATGCAATATGGTGAAAGAGGAATGGATTCACCTCAAGGTAGTCCTGAAGGCTCTTTTATGAGTAGCTTAGGTAAAGATAAGCGCGTTAGGCCTAGTGATAGTTATACAATACAAAATGGTTTTATGTCCAAAAGAGAAATACCAAAACTTTCTTCTGCTTATATGCAGTCAATGGGAATAGAAACACCACTCTCAAGAAGACAACGAAGTTTATTACAGCGAAAAGCAATTGCACCTGAAACATTAAATCCTCAAGTTCAAAGTTTACTTGGTAGAGCCTTAATTCAACGCTTAGCTAATGAGCCTTTATAATGGCCTTAGATAAAGATAAACGAGCCGACCATAACCAAGACCTTTATCGTCGCTGGCGTGATGCTCGTTCCGATTGGGATACAGAAGCTAGATATGATGTAGATTTTTACCATGGTAATCATTTTAGCAAAGATGAAGTCGATGAACTTCAGTCTCGGAATCAAGCGGATGTACCCATGGATAGAATTGGGCCAGCTGTAGAAAAATTTAAAGCTGTATTAACTTCTAGAGCCCCTGCTTTTACGATGACTCCTAGAGAAGACTCTGACGTTAAAGTCGCTTCTGTTTGGAGAACTATCATGGGATATGTATGGGGAAACTCTAATGGAGACTGGCAGCTAAAACAAGCTATCCATGATTATGCTACGACTGGAATGGGGTATTTGTATTCTTATATAGACCCTGAATCAGATTTTGGTAGAGGTGATGTAAAGTTTACTTATGTTAATCCATTTAGAGTGTATGTCTCTCCAAATACTCGCAACCGATGGTTTGATGATGCTGAAGGAATTATCCTCTCTACTATTCTTTCAGGTGAACAAGTCATTAACCTCTACCCAGAATTAGGAGAACAAGACAATCCAGAAACAGGGGAAAAAGAGACAGGGATTATTCAAGACCTTGATACTTATTTAGAAGAAGACTACCCTGACTCAATGAATAATAACGGTAAAAAGATATTTACACCAGCAGAAGTTAAAGGTTTAGATTATTTTGAAAGAAATAAATATCAAATACTAGAACGGTTTTATAAAGTAAAAGTTAATTTCTATCGTGTGATTGATATGCAATCAGGTGAAGAAGTTATTTTTAGCGATGAAGAGTATGCAGAGTTTATTGAAAATAATAGAGAGCAAATAGAAGCAAGTCAATATGAAATTATACCGGTTAAGCAAACCCGTGTTAAAGTGTGCGCTTCTATTGGTCAAGTTGTATTGTATGAAACTATTTTAAATACAGACCATTACCCAATTGTTCCTATTCCTAATATTTTTACAGAGACACCTTATCCTAAATCAGATGTGTCTAGAGCTCGTCCAATGCAACGACTACTTAATAAGTTATGGTCGCTTGCTTTGTCTCACGCTCAGGCTTCTGGTGGATTAAAGTTATTAGTACCGCTAGGTAGCGTAGAAGACTTAGGTCAGTTAGAAAGAGACTGGGCTAACCCTAATGCAGTAATAGAAGTAGATAGTACTCAAGGTGAGCCACACTTCCCTGCACCACAACCATTAGCGGGTGAGTTTTATAAACTAATTCAACAGTGTGAGTTCTATATTGATTTTACATTTGGGTTACCAGAAATGATGCATGGCTTTGCAGAGAAAGCACCGGATACCGTTAAGGGTACGGAGCGTATGATATCACTAGGAACAGATAGACCTAAATCAAAATTAAGAGATATTGAGTTTAGTATTAATAGATTAGGTCAAGTGTTATATAATATATCTAAAGGCCATTATACTTATAAAAAGATTTTTCGTTTAAATAGCGCAAACAACGATATAACTGAAGCTACGGTTAACTCATATGACAATAAGATAGGTTCTATCTTAGATATTAAGAAAGAGAAACATAATTTAGCTCAACACGATATACGTATAGAGCCGGGTTCGACATTGCCTACAAATAAATGGGCAGAGCTAGGTGTTTATATGGAAGCTTTTCAAATGGGTATAGTTGATAAAGTTGAAGTGTTAAAAAAGAATCCAGAAATATTTGATAAAGAAGCTATCCTTCGTAGAACTGATGAGAAGAACCAACTCATGCAACAAGTTCAAGCGATGGGTGAGCAAATAAAGAATTTGGAGGGAGACCTCCAGACTGCCCAAAGGGAGTCTGTTAGTGACAGGAAGCGAGTCGAGGTTGAGAAATTCAAGTCTCGATTAGCGGATGTTGCATCAGACGCCAAAGCTGACAGAAGAGTTCAGTTAAACAACCTGCAAACAAAGGTGAAGCTCGAAGCGGAGAAATTAGCAAATGTTAGAGCAGATGCTAGTTCCGCTCCAGAAAACTTCGGGACATCTTAAAGGAGATACTATGGACAATACACAGACAGAGGCCCAACCCGTAGCTGATGGCTTAGTTGATAATGGCCCAAATATAGTTAGTGAAGTAAGAGCTGAAACAGAAGGACAATATGGAGAGCCTATTGCTCAAGATGAGCAAGTAGACTTTTCAGCTCCTGAAGTTGAAGTACGACAAGAAACGATTCCAGAGGGAGAATGGGAAGTCGAAGCCCGTAAATTCCAATCAATGTATGACAGAACTCAAGCGGAAAACGACAAGCTTAAAAGGCTTGAGCCACTTGGTGATTTGTTAGAATCGAGACCTGACCTTGTTGACGTCTTACAGAAAAACATAAATGGACAACCACAACAACAAGCCCAGCAAGAACCTCAACAGGGATTACCTGCTGAGGACTTTAACCCTTGGGATGCTTACTATAATTCAGAATCACCTTCATTTAAATTTCGTATGAAACAAGATGTTGGTATGATGAACAATGTGGTGAATAATGCATTAGGTGAGCAAAAAAGACAGATGACGGAAGAGATAACATACAACAATACTGTGAATGAGCTACGTAACACTTATAAGTTTTCGGACAATGATGTTCAAGAGTTTATGGGTTTTGTTTCGCAGCCTAAAGAGCAAGTTGGCTTATCAAATCTGGTAAAGCTATATAGAGACGTTAATAAAAAAGGTAACATCTCTGATACGGCACAAGCAGTACAAGCTGCCCAACAGCAGCCTCGCACAGCTGGAGTTCTTCAGGGTGGAGCACCAAGCTCGCCTAAGTCTGAAGACAATCAGATGTGGGATAAAATTGTAAATGCTGGTAGCCGAAATAGCATTCTTTAAACAATAAACTGAGGAAGGATATATATAATGCCAAATTATAACAATCCCGGCCCGTTAAAGTTTGGTGACCCCGGTGCGGTAATTGATAGTGTGATACCATCAAGGAGGCTGTATAATTTTAGTGATAGAATCGCTGATTTAGCCCCTGATGAGTCTCCATTTTTTGTTTACCTATCCAAAGTTGCTAAAGTTGCAACGGACGACCCGCAGTTCCGATGGTTAAAAGACCGTAATAAAATCCAAATGGCAGACAGAACATTTAAAATTGATACAAATGTTACTGTTCCAGCCGCAGGAAGCACAGCAACTTACAGAGTTGACGATGGTGCTGCTAATGCTCCTGATTGGATTATAAAAGGTATGGTATTTGCAATTGGTGAAATAGGAACCGCAAATGAACCCGAGACAGCTATTGTTCGGGTTGAGACTGCTCCTGTCGCTGGTAGCACTGAAACCGTATTTACTGGTCGTACAATTTCCGCAGCAACTGGCAGTACTACTGCTGTTGTTGATGGACAAGCTTGTACAGTCATTGGAAGTGCATTCGAAGAAGGTTCAGGTTCTCCTGATTCTTGGTCTCGTGAATTAGAAAATGGTACTGGGTACTGTCAAATATTTAAGACAGCCTGTGAACTTACTAATACTGCAAGAGCAACGGTTTACCGTGGCTATGCTAGTGAGTGGGACAGAATATGGAACTTAAAACTTCGTGAACATAAAGTAGATATCGAAAGAGCTATGCTTTTTGGAAACGCTGCAAGTCAAAGTGGAATCAACTATACCGATGGTATTGTTGGTCACATTATCAAAAACTCACAATCTCAGATTACTGGGTCAACAACTCAAGTATCTTACACTGAGGATAAAGGTTATTTTACAACGCGTGCTGATAACGAAGCTACTTACGATGTTATGTTAAAAGACCTTGAAGTGATTTTTGACCCGGCTCGTGGTGGTAGTTCATCAAAGCTTGCGCTTTGTTCACTCCCTGTTATTTCATTCTTTAACAAGATGAACAGTTCAGGGACTTTTATGTCAACGGCTTACTCTGCTTCGAATCCAATGATGTCGCAAGCAAGTGGTTCTTACGGACATAAAGTAATGAAGGTTGAAACTATTCATGGTGATTTGACGCTAGTAAAAGAACCTCTATTCAGAGGCCATGCTGCGCCATATATGTGTTTAGTTGACCTTGACAATGTAGCTTACCGTCCATTAGTTGGTAACGGAGTAAATAGAGACACGCACATTCAAACGAATGTACAGTCAGCAGATGAAGATTTACGTAAAGACATGGTTCTAACCGAAGCAGGTCTTGAAGTTTCTCTTCCTGAAGCTC